GTAATACCAACCCCTGCGGCCTTGATGTTCCCACAAAAAACTTTAACCTTGTCGTTATCTTGAAAATCATCAACAGCCTTCTGTCTTGCGGGTTTTGTAGATGAACCATCCAAGTATACGGACATCTTACCGAAGTGTTCGTGAATTCTCTTTAATGGTTCAGTGAAGTTTGAAAATATAATAACTTTCTTACCTTGTTCTAAAATGTTTTCAGCAAGTTCGATTGTTTGAGAAACCTTTTCTTCGGCGATAACCTGTCTTACTTTCATCAGTTTTGAAAACTGAACCGTAAGAGATGATGATTCCTCTTTATTATTTCTAAACCAATCAAAATACTCACCCATAAGATTTTCATACTCCCGTGATTTTAATCTCAAATAAACAGGATTTATAATCTTTTCAGGTAAATCCAACACATCAGTTTTTAATCTACGTAGTATTTGTTTTGAAGTTCTCTCACGAAGTTCATCCAAATTAGAAGCACCGTTTACGTTCCATACTTTTCTTTGACCCGCTCTAAACTGATAACCCTCACAAAAACGAATAACATAAGCCATCCAGTTTTGAGCAACAGGAGATTCAACCAAAGATAACAAGTTGTAGTAATCAATTGGACGAGATGTAATTGGGGTTCCAGTTAATAACCACAATCTATTAATATTCTTAACAAAGTGATTTATTAGTTTTGTTCTTTGTGCTTGTGAATTTTTAATGTAATGGGCTTCATCAATAATAACTAAATCAAACTTAGAATTAATAATTTGTGAGGTTTCTTTATCTTTAATGTCGTGAAAGTTTTTGATGATATCGTAATTAACGATAACAAAATCGTGGTCTGATGAGAAATTCTTACCCTCACATATATAAATTGACTTATCCGTATAGTTCTCAATTTCCCTTGACCAATTTATTTTAAGTGATGCGGGACAAATAATTAATACCTTTTTTGCCCCTGACTCTAAAGCTGCGATAATAGTCGAGGTGGTCTTACCCAAACCCATATCATCCGCCAAAATAAACCTTTTACTTCCCGCTAATTTCTCAATGGCCTCTTTTTGATGTGAAAGCGGTGGTCTATTACTGTATTTTGAGTAATCAATGTTAACTTTTTCTACGGTGTGAGTTTTAATCAATGCTCCTTTAGGAACCCAAAAGTCACTTAAATGTTCAGATTCAAAAAACTTTCCCCAAATATGATAAGATTTTTCTTTTTCTACCAAAAGTTTTTCTACGTAGATTTTATCAGGAACTTCACGAAACAATTTTTCGTCAGCAAACTTTCTTGCAAAATAGGGGTCTAAATCAACCCACTTTTTGGCAACCTTTGGTTTTTCGTTATGATATGTGATAATATAATCTGATTGTGTTCTTGTTGGAAAGAACTTTTTATTAACCAAATGTTGTTGTTTTAATCTCAATATAAAATTATTGCCTCCTTCATAAGAGGATAAAATATCAATCGCCTTTTGTTCTATTGAGAATACGCCTTCCAAAAAAATAGTTTTATAACCAAAAATAAGTAAATAACAAATATTTATCAATATTATGGCTAAGAAAGTCCCAATTACGAGATTAGGTAAATTTTTTGGTGCTGAAGACTACGATTTGGACATTGATATGGGTTCAGAGTGGTTGGAGGGTGACATGAATTTTACTTTGGTATTATATCGTGTCAATAGAATTAAAACAAAAAAGGATGATGTTTATGGTGAAACCCTAAAAGACGGAATCCAATTTGACCCACCAATTGAGTTCAAAGGATATGTTCAAGTTGCCGCCCCTACAAATAAGGCGTATGGTAATTCAAAAATTGAACAAACCGAACCAGGTAATTTAAAAGTGTCTGTGTATTCAAAACATCTACAAGAATTGGGTGTTGACATTGCATTTGGTGACTATATCGGATATTATGAATCAGAAACAAGAGTTAGATATTACTCAGTAATAGATGATGGTCGTATTGTTTCAGATAACAAACATACGTATGCTGGATACAAACCATTTTACAGAACAATTACCGCAGCCCCTGTAACGGATAACGAATTTAGAGGATTATAAAATGGGATTTCCAAAAAAAATTAAAAAAAACATACCACTTAATTATCCAAAAACTTTATTTCCGAGAAGAGAAGAGTTGGTAGATAAAATTAATCAAGATGGTACATTCTTACCTAAATCGATATTACATGCGGATTTGGATAGGGGTTTTTTGGATTTTGTAAAAAATGACTTGGGAATAGTTGTTGATGGTACGACAGTACCAACAGTGGATATAATAATAACAACACAAAATTGGGCTCAGTTTACCGAAACTTGGAACTTCGTTGATTTGGATTTCAACGTAAAACCTCCTTTTGTTACAACAGTAAGAACGCCTGAAGTAAAGTTTGGAACAAACCCTGCTTTATTATATAACATACCAAATAGAAAACAATATTTCTATGCTACAGTACCAACATGGGACGGAAAAAAATTAGGTGCGGATGTTTATAAAATACCTCAACCAATACCTGTTGATATTACATATCAAGTAAAGATTGTGTGTAATAGAATTAGGGAGTTAAACAGATTTAATCAAGTAGTTCTCGGAAAATTTGCATCAAGACAAGCATATACGGTTATTAAAGGACACTACATTCCTATTATATGGAATAACATCAGTGATGAATCTGTAATGGATTTGGATAAAAGAAAATATTATGTTCAGAGTTATGAATTTATAATGTTGGGATTCTTAATTGATGAGGAAGAATTTACAGTTAGTCCTGCGGTAAATAGATTTATACAAGTTTTCGAAACAGATGGAAAAATTATAACTAAAAAAACTAAAGGTAGAAACGAACCTGTTGAGCAAACACAAATAACTTTATCTTTTCCATCGGGAACAACAGAAGTTAGTAAAACATTTAATTTATCGGATAATTTATCACTTCTTAATACCGTTAATGTTACTTCATTTGATGTTTACATTAATAATGACTTTTATGGGTCAGATTTGACCACATTAGAAATAAGCACAAATGATGTGTTGAAAATTATTGTAACAAAAAATGATAATAATTTAGAATCTATTATCAGTTTCGAAGCATTTAACAATAGTTAATTTTCTCCGTAAATGTCTTTTTTGTCTTCACACTTTTCGCGAATAATGCTTTCTAAAAAACGATAAATTTTTATACCTCGTTTGTCACAATACCTTTTTAAGATGTCGTGAACTTCTTTAGAAATTTTTAAATTTTTTACTTCTGAGTCTTTAGAATCCATAAGATAAAAAAGGTAGAAAATAATCTACCTAATTTATAAATATTTTGAAACAAGTAAAGTTTTTGGTTTTTGAACTAATATTTATTGAGAAAATAATAAATCTAATAAAAAACTTAAAAAAATGGCAAACACTAAAGTTTTCGTTTCTCCTGGGGTTTACACATCAGAGGTTGATTTAAGTTTCGTAGCATCAAGTGTTGGTATAACAACGTTGGGAATAGTAGGTGAGACACTGAAAGGACCGGCGTTTGAACCAATTTTTGTTGCAAACTTTGACGAATACCAAACAATCTTTGGGGGTACATCTCCAGAAAAATTTGTGAACACACAAATTCCTAAATATGAGGCGAGTTACATCGCTAAGGCATATTTACAACAATCAAACCAATTATTTGTATCAAGAATTCTTGGTTTATCAGGTTATGATGCGGGTCCATCATGGTCTATCAAAACAATTGCTAATGTTGACCCATCAACCATAGAGAATACGGCAACGAATTTTCAAAATCAAATTACTTTCAGTGCTGATGTTTCAAGTGGAAACCTATCCACATACACTTACGGATTTAATGAATCAACTGTTAGTGCGGCTCTGACTGGTATAGATATATACAGTACATATACTAAGGCTGATGGCTCGACATCAACAGTTGTTGATGATATTAAAAATTGGATTCAAGATATTATCACATATTTCACTAATACAGGTATAGATGCAGATATTCCAGAGGCGTATTTTTGGGGTTCGATACCTAGTGCTTATTATAACACTTTATCTTCGTATACCGCAAAAACCAATACATTTGATGTAAATAATTTAGTTCTTTCGGCTAATACACTCTCTAGTGGCGAAAATGATACTTGGTACTACACTACCTTTTTTAACAATAATGGTACCTACACAGGTCTTTCTTTCTACCTGATTCAAGACCCAACGCAACCTTTAAGTGACCAATCACCTACAAAAATAGAAGGTTTTATGAATTTGAGATGGTTCACATTTACAGGTAGCTCATATTCAAACTACGACAATCTTGTGGTTGCGACTTTGAGGTCAAGAGGTTTATCGACTTATGTGGGTGACAATGGACCTGTTTATGAAGTTACAGGTCTTTCACAAGTATCTATGGTGTGTTCAGGTCCTTATTCTGGAATTTCTTCAAATCCATTCTCAACCTTCAAAATTACAGGTACTACAAAGAATTCTACAACCTTTGATTTTGAAACATCCATGAGTATCACAGCAACTAATACACTTTCTAAAGTTTTTGGAACAAGTAATTTTGATAAACCAAGAACTGAGGTCCCTTTATTTTTGGAAGAAGAATACAGTAATTTACTATATTGGTCTTACAATAAAGGTTATATAAGAGGTTTGAGTTGTGATTTAATTGAGTTAGATTCGGCAAGGAGTGGTGGTACAATATCAATTGGAAACTACTTAGAAAAATATCAAACACCTAAAACTCCTTGGATTGTTTCCGAAGTACGCGGTAACACAGTTTACCAACTATTCAAGTTCGTTACAATATCGGATGGTGATTCTGCAAATAGAGAAGTAAAAATATCATTGGCTAACATGTCATTTGTAAATAATACATTTGATGTACTTGTTAGAGATTTTTATGATACGGACCAAAATCCTACTGTAATAGAAAAATATTCTCAGTGTTCTATGAACCCTAGTTTGAATAATTTTATCGGTAATAAAATAGGTACTACCGATGGAGAATACCCTCTGAAATCAAAATTTGTTATGGTTGAGGTTAACTCAGAAGCTCCGTCAGACGCATTACCTTGTGGATTTGAAGGATATATAACAAGAGAATATAGTGGATATACATATGTAAACTCTCCATTTTTGGTTTACAAAACCAAATATAATATTCCAGGTGAAACAATATTCGAACCACCATTCAACACACCTGTTGGACCGGGATATTCTCTAACATCTAACGGAGATAACTTGAGAAGAACGTTTTTGGGTGTTAGTGATAAAGTAGGTATTGATGTTGATTTCATGGATTATAAAGGAGGTCAAAATGATGGTTCTCTTTGTACTACTGAAGATTTTCCAGATTGGAACTACAAAATTAGAGGTTTCCACATGGATAAAGAAGCAAGTGCGATTACAATATCTTCGAGTTATGTAACAAGTGGTACACCTGAATTCTACGTAGGTGATGGAACATTCCAATCTGAACCAACAGACCAAGAAAATCCATACTTTAAAACTTTCGCAAGAAAGTTCACAGTAGTACCGGCAGGAGGTTTTGACGGTTGGGATATATATCGTGAATCAAGGACTAATACCGACAGATTTATTTTAGGTGGAACAGGATATAAAAAAGGAGCATGTTTTTCGGCAAGATATCCTACAGCTAATGGACAGGGTATGTTCAAATTAATCACAGTAGACCAAAACTCTGTGGATTATGCAAACACAGACTACTACGCGTATTTGTTAGGTATGCAGTCAATGGCTAATCCTGAGGCGGTTAATATAAACGTGTTTGTAACACCTGGTATAGATTATGTAAACAATCTGTTACTTGTAAATGAGGCAATCAATATTGCTGAGATTGATAGAGCGGATTCTGTGTATATCACAACAACTCCAGATTTTGATATGTTCGTACCAACGGCATCAAATCAAGAGGACGCTATCTACCCACAAACTGCGGTAGATTATTTAATTGATTCAGCAATCGACTCAAACTATACGGCAACCTACTATCCTTGGATTTTGACAAGAGATAGTGTTACAAATACTCAAGTTTACATTCCACCAACTGCGGAGGTAACAAGAAACTTAGCACTTACAGACAACATTGCATTCCCTTGGTTCGCAACCGCGGGTTACACAAGAGGTCTTGTTAATGGTGTTAAAGCGAGAAGAAAACTTTCTCAAGAAGACAGAGATGTTCTTTACGAAGGAAGAATCAATCCAATCGCAACTTTCTCTGATGTTGGTACTGTAATTTGGGGTAATAAAACCTTACAAATCGCTCAATCAGCACTTGATAGACTTAACGTTAGAAGATTGTTATTACAAGCTCGTAAGTTGATTTCTGCGGTTTCTGTAAGATTGTTATTCGAACAAAACGACGATATCGTAAGACAACAATTCTTGGATGCTGTTAATCCTATTTTGGATTCTATTAGAAGAGATAGAGGTCTTTATGACTTCAGAGTAACAGTTAGAAATACACCTGAAGATTTAGATAACAATAGACTTGTCGGTTCAATATATATCAAACCTACAAGAGCTTTGGAATTCATTGACATAACGTTCTACATTACTCCTACAGGAGCATCATTCGAAAATATATAATAAAATATGATTTTGAAAGGGAAATATAAAAAACCAGCTTCCGTGTCCGAAGGGATTACGGAGGCTGGAACTCCTGACATGAAATATTATGCTTTTGATTGGGATGATAATATCATGAATATGCCAACTAAAATTATCCTAAAAAACAAAGAGGGCGATGAAGTTGGAATGTCAACAGAAGATTTTGCTCATTACAGAAGTATGATAGGTAAAGAAGACTTCCAATATGAGGGAGAGACCATTGTTGGATTCGGAGAAAATGCTTTCAGAAACTTTGGAGTGGAGGGAGATAGGAAATTTATCATCGACTCAATGACAGCACCGATTGGACCGGCATGGAATGATTTTGTTGAAGCAATAAATAATGGTTCTATATTTGCAATAATAACCGCACGAGGACATACACCTAAAGTCTTGAGAGACGCTTGTTACAATCTAATATTATCAAACAGGGATGGAATTTCATTTATGGAATTAATCAAAAACTTGGAAAAATATAGAGACATAGCAGGATTCGAAGGGAAACAAGATAAAATGGATACTTTAAATGAGTATCTTGATTTATGTAGATTTTACCCTGTTTCTTATGGTGAGGGCTCGGCGACTAGTCCCGAAGAAGGTAAAATTAAAGCAATGAAAGAATTTATCTCTTACATCAAAGAAATTTCAAACACAATTGGAAAAAAAGCATTCTTTAAAAATGATATTAGTAACAATTTTATCCCTGAACCAACATTAGGTTTTTCAGATGATGATATAAGAAATGTTGAAACCATGAAAAAACATTTCGAGGATGAACCTGATAATATCTTACAAACCTACTCGACTGCGGGTGGAATTAAAAGAAAATATTAAAAAAAATAAATTTGATAATATTTATCATAAAACAATAAACAGAAATTAAAAAACTTAAATAAAATGGCTGATTTACTAATGAAAATGCCCATACCGTATGAACCAAAAAGACAAAATAGGTTCATCTTGAGATTTCCATCATCTTTGGGCATAAACGAATGGTTTGTGGAATCAACTGCGAGACCACATATTACAATTAATCCTGTTGAGATTCCTTTTCTGAACACTTCAACATACGTGGCAGGAAGATTTACTTGGGGTGTACTAAACGTAAAATTCCGTGACCCAATCGGACCATCCGCTTCTCAAGCACTTATGGAATGGGTACGTCTATGTGCTGAATCAGTTACAGGTCGTATGGGTTATGCTGCGGGTTACAAGAAAAATGTAGACCTAGAAATGTTAGACCCAACAGGCGTTGTTGTTGAAAAATGGATTTTGGAAGGAACATTCTTATCAGACGTTAATTTCGATTCTTTGGCATACAACACGGACGCTTTAGCATCCATTTCCGCATCGATGAGAATGGACCGTTGTATCTTAGTATACTAAAAAATCTTTATATATCAGAAAAAATCCCACACAAAAAATGTGTAAGGGATTTTTTTTGTTTATTTATGTCCGTGAACACTTATCTTTTCAGTAAAAAAAAAATATGGAACAAGAATTATCTAATTACGGACAGATGAATTTTAATTTACCACATGATTTGGTACCACTCCCCTCTAATGGAGTTTTTTACAAAAATAAAAAAAAATCTGTTAAAGTGGGATACTTAACCGCCACCGATGAAAATATTCTTTTGAACACATCACAAGGGAATCGGGAAAGTGTTGTATTGAGTCTTTTACGTAATAAACTTTACGAATCTGATTTGAGACCTGATGAATTATTAACAGGTGATGTTGAGGCGATTCTAATATTTTTAAGGAACACGGCATTTGGTCCTGAATACGAGGTTAGTCTTACTGACCCACAAACAGGAAAAAAATTCAGTTATACGTTGTTACTGGATGAATTAAATATAAAAAAAACAGACAATAAACCAACCGAAGATGGATTGTTTGTGGTGAAACTACCTAAGTCAGGGGATGAGGTCAAATTAAGACCATTATCATTAGCCGATAGTTTGGACATAGAAAAAATGGTTGAGTCTTATCCCACCAACAGGGTCGCCCCCAAAGTTACATGGAAATTAAATAAACAAATAACATCTATAAATGGTGAAACAGATAAAGGTCAAATTGCAAAATATATCGAGACAATGCCGATTATGGATTCTAAATTTGTTAGAACTTTTTTGAACCAAAATGAACCGAGATTAGATTTACAAAAAGAAGTAACCGCCCCATCAGGAGAAAAAGTGATTGTTGATATCACATTTGGGGTTGAGTTTTTTCGGCCTTTCTATTGATTATAGGAAAGTTTTATCTGACGAATATTATTATTTCACAAAGTTTTTAAACGTATCTTACACAGATTTTTTATTACTACCAACTTGGTTGCGAAAATATATGCTCGATAAACTAATCGAGGATAATACTCCCAAAAATAAAAATTAGTCGTATTTATAATTAAACTATAGTTATGCTCGACGACAAAAATAAAACGGAGTCCGACAATGAAGAAGGTGGGAAAAATAAAAAGGAAAAAGGATATGTTCCAGGAACATTTGATGCGCTTAAAGAGTCCTTAAAAGACGTTAAGTCAAAAAGTGATGACGTAGGGGCAACATTCTCTACTATACAACAAGTAGTTATAGGGTTCAACAAAAACCTTGGCGGTTCCGCAGACTCGGCAGCCCTTTTAGGAACTAATTTTACCGATGCGGCTCAGAAACTTCTATTACTTGATGGTAATATAAAATCTCTTGAAGCGGGTATTGTTTCTGCTGCAGAAAAAAACTTGGAAATACAAGAGGCGACAAACCGAATGTATATCGCAAGTTCCGAAGAATTAGCCGGTATAGTTGCTTCACAACAAGCCTCAGGAGTTTTATCTAAAACCTTAATCACAAACTTCAAAGACCAAGGATATGCGTTAAGTCAAATACCGAAAACTATGGAGAAGGTGATTCAAACTTCCAGGGCTCTTGGTGTCAACGTTGCCGCGGTATCTGAATCGGTTGTTACAAATATAAGTAAACTAAATACTTTTAATTTCTCGAACGGTGTTGAAGGGCTCACTAGGATGGCTGCACAAGCGGGTATGATTGGTGTCGACATGGTAAAAATCTTCAAGATAGCTGAAGACCTTTTCGACCCCGAAAAAGCAGTTGAATTAGCGTCTTCATTACAAAGACTTGGTGTGGCAACAGGAGATTTGATTGACCCACTTAAACTGATGGACCTCGGACAAAACAATCCACAAGAATTACAAAACCAAATTGTTGAAATGTCAAAAAGGTTCACCTTCTTCAACGAACAGAACCAAAAATTTGAAATATTACCAGGGGCCAAAAGGGAGTTGAGAGAAATTGCTTCCGCCATGGGAATGAGTGCAGATGAACTGGCAAAAATGGCTTTAGGAAGTTCTGACCTTGCAAAGAAAATGAGTGAAATTAGATTCCCTGAATTAGGTATCGAACTGCCTGAAGACCAAAAAACGTTGATAGCCAACATGGCAGAAATGAAGGATGGTGAATATAAAATTAAATTTGAAGAAACAAAAGAAGTTGATGGAGAAAGAGTAAAAACAGGTAGAGTTGTTGAAAAATCTGTTGCACAATTAAACCCTGAGGACCTCGAAAGTTTGAAATATCAACAAACATTACAAGCAAAAAGTTTGGAAGATATTGCCTTGGAATCAATGGAGTTGGAAAGAAGAACCGCAAATGCTGCAGAAGCCTTAGTAAGTACAGGAAGGGGTACCTTAGCAACAAATAGATTAGCAAATAAAGGTCAAGAACTTTTATCTCACACCGTAAAAGACTTGGTAAACTTAACAAAAGAGGCTGCCACCGCTAAGGGTGGTAGAGAGTTCATGGACCAAGGGATTAGTGACATTAAAAAATTGACTACTGATGTAATGTCAGCCATGAAAGATGGAAAAATTACTGATGAAGAAAAAAATGATTTAATGAAAGTCGGAAAAGGGTTGGACGAATTGATGCAAAAAACTATGGGTAAAGGAGGTGAAGTTTTCGAAAAACTTATTAAATACGGGCAAGACTTTCCTGGTGAAGTGGGAAAGGCGTTGAATGCAGCAACCATAGCGATAGAGAATACAGGCGAAAAAACTGAATCTGAAAAAACAAGTTCTTTAGATAATCCACAAGACAATAGACGATTGGATGCAAAAATAATGGACAGAAATTTGGACGAAAATAAAACACAAACTCAAAATATAACAACATCAAATGTAAACAACCAAACACAAAACACGCAAAATGTAAATAATACTACAAACAAAAATGATGTAACTACAAATAATAATACGTCTAATACTACCCAATATGACCAAGTAATTTATCAAATGACACAAAGTTTACCTGAAGCCTTCAGTAATGTAAAATTACCTGACGTAAATATTGATTTAAATCCTTT